AACTCAATCAGTTTCATCTTATCTTCTAAACGGTCAACAAGTTCTACGTCAACGATGTTGTACTCAATAAATTTCTGCCAACCTTGGGTATAGAAATCTTTGAAGGTATCAAACTCAGAGTGGTCAAGTTTCTTCTGACCAAGTTCTACCTCAGCAATATAATCAAGACGATATGATTCCTGTGCCTTATAAGTAAACTTCTTATAAAGATCAAGATAGTCAAGTTGAGTCATTCCACCCACATCAAATGTGGTGTGTTTGCGTCCATTAATAAACACTTCACCTTCTGTGACAAGTCCCCAATTAGAAAAACGTTTCATCAGTTTTTCGCCAAGAACACGATTCAGACGCTTGCAGATATAAGGAATATCATATAATTGAATATTCCAACCAGTCACAACATCTGGAACATCAATCATCCAATAATTAATAAAATTATTGAGAAGTTCATATTCAGATGGGCAGTGATGATACGTTAAGTCACTACGATTATGCTTGAAAGGTCGAACCCCCCAAGTAATAATTTTTTTAGTTGTATAATCTTGAATTGTAATTGCAAGGATTTCTTCGGAACAAGATTCTACATCAGGGAATCCCTGCTCCGAAGCAACCTCAATGTCCAGAGTTACAAGTTTAATTTTATTGATATCAAACTTAATTTCATCCTCCGAATATTTTTCAGAGATGTATTGATAGATATATCGATCATTTCCATAGATCTCAAATCCATCAACTTCATCATATTTTTTATAGAACTCTCGACAGTCCTTTACTGTTCCAGGATTAATTGGTTCTACCGATTCTCCACTTAATGTTCTATACTTAGAATCTTTTTTAGTTTTTACAAAGAGAGTTGGAAAGAACTCATCTCTTGTCTCAAATCTTTTACCATTTTCTACTCCACGAACCAAAAACTGATTTCCAATCAATTGAACATTAGTGTAAAATCTCATTCTTTAATCAAGTCCTCATATTTTTCAAGTAGAGTTGGAGTTGGATCAACAAGTGTTAGAATCTTATCCGAACTCATCATAAACGAATCTTGTTTTGTATATCCCATCAAAAAAGGTTCTAAAACTTTCTGAGAACCATCTCTTATTAAGAAAGGTTTGATAAGTTTACAATCAGGTTCTCCAATATCAGCGCCTACTTCTTCAATCTGACTTATCAGAATTTGATTGTTCAGTAGAACTATTACTTTGGTTATCGTTTCCATAGTTTATAACATCGTTTAAATACATATCTTTCAGTTTATCACTTGGATTGACCATAGTGACCACCCATTCCTTTGTTAAAGGAATAACACTATCTTTAGATAGTGGCATCCACGGGAATAAGGTAACTCTAAAAGAAGCTTTTGAAGGGTCTTCTTTCATTTCCTCTTCATCAAACTTTTCTGGAACATTTGATGGGGGTGTCATTTTAACAACGCATGGTTTATTCAAGAAATATCCAACCATAACTGGATTTTCTTCGTCACCAACTACCATTTCTTTTACATCTGCAATCAAGTCTTCACCAGACTTAAGCAACATTAGTCTTACAGTCATTTTTACTCCATACCTCTTACTATTGTAGCAACAAAAAAAGGAGGAGTCAACCTGGATTTTGCCAGGTGCTCCTCGCGCCGACGATATTCAATACTATTTATTCCCCACCGTCACCATCTCCATTACCACCAGCACTTGAACGACTTCTTACAGGAACTGCTTTTCCTTTTGGAACTTGCTTTTGTTTTCCTTGAGAATAAACAGTATGTGGGATTGCTCCCTTATATGCAATTGTTTTGAACTCGTCAAAAGATTTCATTTTTTTATTTTTATTTAGAGATAATCCTTTCGTGCATGGTGCTCAGGAACAATCTTACCAAGAACAACGGTTAGCAATCCATCCTCGAATAGAACTTCTTTAATGGTTGTATCATCTGATAATGTCCATGCTCTCTTGAAAGATCGTTGAGCCAATCCCTTATGGATGTAGTTGGTATCGGACTCCCTATCTTCCTTCTGTCCTTCGACAAAAAGTTTTCCATACTCCGTGTATACATGTACTTCCTCCTTCTTAAATCCGGCAAGTGCAAGTTCGAGTCGTGATTCTACATTACTAACTTGAACAAGGTTATATGGGGGGTAATTAGAAGTTGTTTCATGAAGATTAAATAGACGATCAAAATATTCATCCATTCCAATACTATTGCGGTTAATCCTTTCCAATAGGGCAGGAAGATCCGACGCGGTATATCGCATGAGGTTAGTCATTATAGTAGCTCCTTTGAAAGCGAGGTTTGATTTTGTGATCCCAATAAGGCGATCATTAATAATTTATAACAGTTTTTATTATTTTTAAAGTGTGGTTTCTACTACATTATTCTTAACTGGTCTTCCAAATGTTCCAGGAGGAAACTTCATACCTTTGTTCCAAGCAGGTTTCCCCTTCATAGACATACCGGTTTTCTGTCTTGACGCTTTATCTCTTTTTGATCCAGAAGTACCTTCACCACCATCGGTTTTATTAACCAATACACCACCACTATCTTTTTTACCCCAAAACTTTATGAGTGCTATTTCCAAAGATAATGCTTCTTGTTCTGTTAAGTTTTCTTTTATTCTTACTATTCTATCTCTATCAGGAGGTCGTTGAGCTAATCCTAACTTTCTTTTATTTGTGTCTCTAAATCCAGAACCTTTCCCAATGTAGTAAGGAGAATATCTATCTTCACGCAAATAAGCGTAAACGTAATACCTTTCCATCTGCTTTGTTTGTGGTTATAGTTATTTATAAAAGAAAAGGAGCATTTCTGCCCCCAATCCTTTGCTTGAATAACCACAAACAAGCACTAATATTTATCAACCAATAATACTCTCTCTCCACTCTTCGCTCATATTCACCATAATTGCTTCTGCTGCTTCTGGTGTTTCAGCATATCCTTCATCAAGTAAGTGTGAGAGGATAATATCGTAAAGGTCAAAGTTTTCTCCAATCTCACCCATCGCTTGTTGCTTACGAAGTTTCTTAGGATTTTTGGTTACTGTTCCAGAACCTTCTGTATGTTTTTTATATTTTGGATCATAAGGAGAAAGTCGTCTAGATCTTGTTGCTGCTGCTTCTCTGTTTCTGTCTCTATCCGATTGAGTCATTCCAGTTCTCATATGCCCACCAGCACCAAAAGTACCTCCCCCCTTATGTCCAAGAGATTGATGTCGTTTTATAGTTTCTGGTTCTTCTTCTCTTGATCGTGCTTTATTTTTAAGTTTCCTATACATCTCCTGTCTTTCGGGAGTTTGTCCCTTTTTTTGCCTTTCAAGTTTTGCTGCTCTATCAGCAACATCTCCTGAGGCACCCTCAACAACTTCCATATATGCTTCTTGAAGACTACGAAATTCTTGCGCGTCCATTTTTA